TATACCTGCAGCTTCTAAAGCTGACACATGAAGAAATGCGTCTTTACCACCATCGTCTGGTGTAATAAATCCGAATCCTTTTTTTGCGTCAAACCATTTTACTTTTCCTTGAGCCATTATTTTTCCTTTTTAATTTAGGTCTTATATTTTAAAATCCGAGAATTGACCTAGTTTTTTCCCGAATTTATTATCAGTTGTAGGTGTTTGACCACTTTCAACTAAATCTGTTTGTGCGTTTTGTTCTACATCATAGAACCTCATCTTTGATCTATCAACGCCAATAATAAATTTTCTATTGATTGTTGGATCATTATATCTATTCTTTAATTGTTTAACCATTATCTGATTCTTTTCTTCTAATTCTTCACTTGATATTAAAGCAAACATAAAGTCTGCCGTTGCAGGCAAACCAAAACTTTCAGATGTATCTTCTAATCCAACATCACTACTTACAAACCCACCTCTTGTAGTTTGAGTAGCAGAGAAGATAGGTAGATTATGTTCAACAGCAAGACCTCTTAATTCTTCTGCAATTGCTTTGATGTAAGTATATGAATTAACATTTGCACCTGCTTTAAATCTTGAACTAGCACATATATTTAAATAATCAATAAATATGATGTCTGGTTTAAATGATTTCTTCATTGCCAATTCACTTAATAAATTTTTAAAATGTCCTGTGTGAGCAGAAGCAGTAGGATATTCTTTAATGATTAACTTACCTACTGTTTTGCTTTGTAATTTATTTATTTTTGTTTCATACATTGTATATGGCAATTCTTCAAGATCACTCATACCAACATTTAATAAGTTAGCATCTATTCTTTCAGCAATTCTTTCTTCTGCCATCTCCATGGTAACATACAATACATTTTTACCTTGTAATAATATAGATGATGCAAGGTGAGTCATAAACATTGTCTTACCAACACCTGTACCTGCAAGACAAATATTCAAAGTCTTACTTGGTATACCACCTCTTGTAATTTTGTTAAAGAACTCTAAATCTAATTCTAATCTTTCTTCTTTCTTTTTATAAAAGTCATATCTTTCTTGTGAATCTATTAGATAATCATGCCCAATTTTTTGGTCAAATGAAACTGATAAAGCATTTGATAACATCTCTGGTAGATACTCTGGAGTATGTTCTTTATCTTTACCATCAAGTATTTGAATACCACCAAGTATTGCATTATGTATAGCACGTTCTTTACAAAACTTTTCTGTTGTTTCAATTAACCAATCTTGATTGACAGGTTCTTTATTTAATACAGCTAAGATATCTGTTATCTTTTTATATTCATCTTCATTAATACTTTTACTACCATTAATTTCAATTGATAAAGCTTCTTTTGTTGGAAGACTATTATATTTAATAACAAATTTGTTTATTTCTGAAAACAATAATTGTTCAAGTCTATCTACAAAATATTCTTCTTTGATAAAAGGTAAAACTTTTCTACAGTAATCTTCGTTATGAATTAAATTACTTAATGCTGTTCGTTCAATTCTTTCCATTAGCCTTATCTTCTTTCAGTTTTTCATCAAGCAACACAACTAGTATGTCACCAACATGGTTAATAAATTCTTGACTATCTGTATCTGCTTCTATCTTATTTTCTATAACAGTATAGTCAAACTGCATAGGTAAAGTGCCGTCAGCTCTTTTTTCAGACTCAGGTCTGAAACCTACAGCGCCATACTTATAAACTATTGATGAAAATGGACCACTAATTAACTTTAATGCTGTAAAGTCCTGTCCAGGTTTCTCTACAAACACATAGTCTTCCCTATGTTTAGGGTTAGTCGTCTTGTGGGGTTGTGGTATCGGCCTCAAATCCATCTCCATATTTAAACTCTTTACTACTTACCTCATCTAATTTTTTTAGTATTTCTTTAGTGAAGTATTTTTTAGGGTCGTTATTAATTGTCTTACCAAAAGTTTTTGTTCCATCTGGTAATACAATTCTAGTAGAAACTTGTTTAAATATATCGTGTTTTAAAGCCAAGTCTAATAGACCATAATATCTATCTAAACCTTTGTCGTAGGTTAATCTAACATCTACAACTTTGTTTTCTTTAGTTAATCTTGATTTGTAATTTTTACAATGAATTATATTGCCAATTATTTCTGTACCATCTTTCTCTTTTCTCCTAGAAAGATATATAATTGAACTGGCAGCATATTTTAAACCAGACCCGCCACCCATTTCTTTTTGTGGGAACATTGATCCGATTACATCATATGTGTGATTGGTAATAATTAAAGGTAGTTTTGCCTTACTTAATTTTAAAGTTAATACTCTAAAGACTGCTTTTACAAGTTGAGCCCTTGTCATATCTTTTGTTTCTTTTCCTTCTGCTGTGTCTGTTATTTCTTTTGTAGTTGATAGCATACCTAAACTATCTAACACTAGTAATAATGGTTTTCTTTCTGAGGGATCTTGTTGTGTGTATTTTTCTAATACAGTTAAGGATTGATGTCTAAATTCTTGAACAGTAGTAACAGGCATGATAACCATACGAGTACTATCTATTCCTCTTTCTTCTATAATATCTTTTGTGATAGCTGATTCTGATTCAAAGAATACAACTCCACCTTCAGGATTCTTATCAAGAAAGTTTTTACACATTCCTAATACAAAGAAAGTTTTACCTGTGGCACTTTCACCTGCGATTGCTGTTATTTTATTTGATGGAAGTCCTTTATTAATACTTCCGCTTAATAGGGCATTGAATATATATGAACCTGTATCTATAAACGAATCTACATCACCTGAAGCACCGTCTGATACTAAACTAGCATATTCATTACCAGTTTCTTTAATTATATCTTTTAAAAAATTACTCATTATTATTATTCTCAATTATTTCTATCATTATACTACATCTATTTATAATAGTCAAGCAGTTAAGCAAAAAACTCATCTAAATTTCCTTTTCTGGAATTTTGAAATAAATCAAAATTCTTATCACCAAAACACCAAACATTCTCTATAAACATTTTATTCATAAAGTCTGCTTTTGCTTTAGCATCTGCAAATAGTTTATCCGATTTAGGTCTTTGCATAATCCTCATACCGATCTGACCTAGAAACTTATCTTTTAATCTATTAACTAATTCATCACTTGATCTATATCTAGTATTTTTGATTTTAGGATCCATTATATTAACAAATAAAAATCTTGATATAGCCATTGACTTTTCTGCAACTGGTAAATAGAAGTTATCACGCCATTTTTCATACTCATTAAATTTAGACCATGATTGATCTTCTTGAAACTCGCCACCTTTGTTATATTCTTCTGTAGAAAAATAAGGTGGAGAAGTAAATGCAACATCTATTGGTGGTAACTTATGATATGGTAAATTTTCAGCACCACATCTCCATATCTTTACAATTTTAGGTTTAGATAATAATTTATTATATTTTGATATTTGTTCTGTATATCTAGCATAAGTATTTGGATTAGGATCACAACCATAATATTCTTCAGCATCTGAAGCAAAGAAACCTGCAAGTCTATCACCCCAACCACAACTCGTATCTAATACTCTTTTAGCATTAGTCATCTGATATATTGCTTTTGCAACAACAGGTTTAAATTGAGTTGCAATATATGTGCCTAGTCTGAAAGCACCCATATAACTTTTAGGACTTAACTCACCACCAACTAATTTTTGTGTTATAGTACCATCAACTTCTGTAATAGTTTTGTTTTGAACATCATTAATACCACGCCATATAGGACCTAAACATTTCCATATAGCATATGCGTCACCATTTTCCCATACTTCTTTAGGTGCTCTAAATCCATAACTACCACATTCTAATCTTAAATCTTGCATAAAGAAATTTGATACATTATTAAAAGTACTTGGTCCATTAATTAAACCTAGTCCATACTTATCATAACTATACTCATAATCATCATACTTCTCAAAAACTTCCTTATCAATTTGTTCTTTTGGTATACAAATGGAGTTAGTATCAAAGTTTTTTAAATTATTAAAAGACTTTTTCATATCATCTTCCGATATTTCTTTTAAAGGAAATACAGGTCGTTCTGTGGCAATATAATCGGCAAGATTTTTTCTCATCTCCTCCTTGCCATATTCTGCGTTCATTGATTCAAATGTATTCTTATCTAACACAGGTAGCTTATCGTCCCCAGCGGCGGCTAATAGACGGCTATATAGTGTATTATTGCGTTGATAGTCTTTCATCTTGTTTTTAATTCTTCTAAAAGTTTTTCTTTCCATTCATCGGAAGTGTTTTCACTTTCCCATTTATATACTTCATCCTCAGTACGGCTACATCCTAAACAGTATCCACTTTCCTTATCTATACTACATACACCAATACAAGGAAAACGATATATCTGGTGGCTACTAATACTGAATACCACTATTCTCCAAATCCGTCAATTGCTTTTGGATGAAATACATCTTTCTTTTTTATTTCTTTATATTGTTCTTCGGATAATGAATGCCAACCAATACAAAGTCCTGTTGGAGACCTTCCACAACTACAAGTACCTGGCTCAGTTGCAAGTTTTGTCTCCCATTTATAAATGATATTTGTAAGGTCTTGAAAATGAGGATTAGATTGTGCTACTAAATCATTTCTAACTTTTCTTATATCATCTAATAGTTCTCTAATTTTACTCATTATTAATCTTTTATCACTAAAATTGTTCCTCTTCGGTTGATCCTTCTAAAGCACTTAACATACTAGTACCAGTAACCAATTTTGATACTTCATCAAAATATCCTGCACCAACTTCTCTTTGATGTTTAACTGCTGTAAATCCTTGTTCCTGTGCCGCAAACTCTTTCTGTTGTAGTTCAACGAATGCAGTCATGCCTGTTTCTTTATATTTTTTAGACAAATCAAACATACTGTGGTTTAGTGAATGGAACCCTGCAAGTGTAATAAATTGAAACTTACAACCAATCTCACCTAACTCATCTTTAAAACTTCTTATTTGTGTATCAGTTAGTTTAGCTTTCCAATTAAATGACGGAGAACAGTTATAAGCAAACATCTTATTTGGAAATTGTTTGCGTATTTCTGTACAAAATTCTTTAGCTTCTCCA